CATTAGATGAAATCACAGAAGAATCACTTTTGACAGTATTAGAATTAATATCATCTAACACATTATATAAAGGTGAAGAATGGAAAGGAGTTTTAAATGAATTCCTTAAATACAAAAAAGCTTATGATAAATTGCAAACACAAGAAGAAAAAGAGATTTATGCTTGGGAACAATCAGTAAAAGCTGGTGGTGCAATTGGTAGAATTAGAAATCATTCAATAGGAACATTACTTGTAAATGTAAGCGAAGGAATGGATTTAGATACATCAGTAAGAAAATATGAAGCAATAGTTGCACCTGAAAACTATAAACGTCCAAAGGCTATTTTTACTAAAAAAATGTTAGAAGACGCACAAAAAACAATACAAGAACTTGGATATATGGACTCTTTAGGTAGAAGATATGCAACATTAGATGATATAACTGTAAGTAATATATTATTCTCAAATAAAGATTCTGCCAAGAGAATAGCTGATGCTAATATATTTGAAGAAATGTTAAGCGAAGTTTCTAATAAACCTAAAAAATTCTCAAAGGTTGAAGAAGTTTCAATTGAAAACTTTGTAAGTAATATATTACCAACATCTAAAGAAGTTGAAGTGTATTTAGAAAACAAACATAGTAATAATATGGTATCATTAATAGCACCTAAAAATAAAGATAGTAAAACAATGTTTAAATGGGATAACAATTTTAGTTGGGCTTATTCAGGTAATATAACTGATAGTTCAATGAAAGAAAGAGTTAAATCAGCAGGTGGGAAGGTAGATGGAGTCCTAAGATTTTCTATTCAATGGAATGATGGTGAATATGATGGAAATGATTTAGATGCTCATTGCTATGAACCAAATGGAAATGAAATTTATTTCAGCAATAGTTGTAATAGAAATACTACTGGAGAATTAGATATAGATATTCAAAGTCCAAAACATGGAACTCCAGCAGTTGAAAATATAACATGGACTGATAAAAACAAGATGAAAGAAGGAATATACAAATTCTTTGTTCATAACTATGCTAATAGAGGAGGAAGAACAGGATTTAAAGCAGAAATAGAATTTGATGGACAAATATACTCTTTTGAATATAATAAAGAATTAAAAAATAAAGAAAATGTAATGGTTGCAGAAGTTAATTATAATAAAGAAACAGGATTTACAATTAAAGAATTATTACCATCAAATGTTTCCTCAAAAGAAGTATGGAATTTAAAAACTAATCAATTTGTTCCAGTAGGGGTTGTAATGTATTCACCTAATTATTGGAATAAGCAAGAAGGTATCGGTCATAGACATTATATGTTTATGTTAAAAGCTTGTATAAATCCAGAAAGTCCTTCAGGTTTCTATAACGAATTCTTAAAAGAAGATTTAATGAAACATAAAAAAGTATTTGAAGCTTTAGGTAGTAAAATGAGAGTAGAAGATGTTGAAGATCAATTATCAGGACTTGGTTTTAGTTCTACTAAGAGAAATGAATTAATAGTTAAGGTAAAAGGACAAACAGAGCGTATATTAAAAATTAAATTCTAAAATAAATTAATGAATAAGAAGGAGAATGATTAAAATGAATAATGAAAAGAATATTTTTGAGGTTGCTACAAGAGAAAGATTTAGATTTCCATATAAAGGTGTTATATCTGTTGAGGATTTATGGACATTACCAACAAAAGATTTAGATTCTGTTTTCAAGGCTTTAAATTCACAGTTAAAGCAAGTAAAAGAAGAAAGTTTGTTGGATACTAAAACACAACAAGACGAAGAACTAGATATGAAGATTGAAATTGTAAAGTATATTGTTAAGATTAAATTAGCAGAAGAACAAGCCAGAGTTGATGCTAAAACTAAGAAGGAACAAAAGCAAAAGATATTAGAATTAATAGCTTCAAAGAAAGATGCAGATTTACAAAATAAATCAGTAGAAGAACTTCAAGAAATGCTTGATAAACTAAATTAAAACAAATTAATATAATTAAGTATTGACAATCTGAAATAATCAGAGTAAAATAACAGTTGTGGTAGAGATTAACACATTTACCACAACATACATAAAAGATTAATCAAAACAAATTAATAGAAGAAAAGGAGAAATGTTAAAATGGATAAAGAAAATTTAAATCAATTATGTAAAGAAATTTGTAATCAGATTCCTAATGGAGAAGATAACATTGAACAGTCAGAAAAGCTTATAATTGATGGCATTACTTATACATATAAAGAAGTTGAAGAATTGACAACAGAAGATGAAGGAAAATATCAAAATGGTGGTAGTATTTATGCTATAGGTGTAGCTGATAAAGAAAAAGGTTGGAAAATCGAAGGTGAGCCATTATTTTACATAGAACAAGATTTTACTAGAAGTGGTTCGTACTATAGTGACTATTATTATGAATATGAAAAACCATATAGAGTTAAAAAGGTAACTGAGATAGTAACTATTGAAAAATGGGTTTGTGAATAAAATTTAAATATATAAAAACAAAATATAAAGGAGAGATTATTAATGATTAAATTTGACCATGTTATTACAAATGGATACATAGATATAGAAACAATTGAGAAAAGAACTAAATCTGGTTGGACTTTTGTTACAACATTACCAGCTAAAACTGTACATCCACATGCTTTAGATACAGATAAAGTAACTATATTCACAAAGTACACAGAAGAATAGCAGAGTGAATAAATGAATAATTTTATGGGGTTATTAATAAATTAATTGATAATACAAATAAGTTAAATTGCATTAATTAAGTCAGAGAACTTGAATGCTCAATAAATTAATAAATAAATTAAGGTGAAAGCTACCAAAGTGCTAGGAGGAGTTTATATATGAACAATGCAGAAAACAAAATAAGATTAGGGGCAAATACACTAGGAGCTTGTGGGATTTTAAAATCTTATAAATTAAATTATAAGAAAGCAAGAGATATTAGTGGAGACAACCTAGATTTCAATGAAAAAGACAAAGGAGATAAAATTACAGGAAGTTTTACATTGTTAGTTGGAGAGATGGAAACTATTACCATTAATCTAAGTTATGGAGTTTCAGAGTTCGGTTCTTACAAAGACAAGCAAACCGAAGAAGTTAAAGCCTATGAAAATAAAAACTTTAAAATATTGACAGAAATGGAGGCAGGCAACTTACCAACTATAGCTGATGTTGAAGATAAGACTGAAGCCACATACATACAATTAACAGGAAAAAGAAACTATAAAGGGAAGTTATCAGAAAATATTTATTTAAATTCGACTACAAACGTTGTAGCAACAAACTTACAATATGAGTTGGGGAATGGAACTCTTTACATAAAAGATAAGGACAAGGTAAAAGAACTTTATGCTCAATTCACAGCCGATGTTTTTGTTGGTTCAGTAACTCCAGAAACAGTTTTCAATTCTAAAACAGAAGAAGAAGATGAAACAGGTAGAATCGAAATAAAAGCTTATATTCCAACTTCAAAAGGCAGTGTTATTCCTTTAACTCTAATAGCAGAAGAAGATATGGCAGAAGCCATTAAAGATAATGTTGATGAAGAAGGTGGAGAAACATTATATGTAGAAGGAACAATTCATTGTAGTGCAACTCAAGTTGAGGAAGAAGAATCAACTGGTAAGGGATGGGGTAAAAAAAGAAAAGAAGCTAAGACGGTTTATAAAAATGAATTAATCATAGACTATGCTGAACCTGTAGAAGATGGAGAAGATGAAGAAGGAAATACAATAGAAAAAACATTTAAATCAGAAGACATCAAGGCTTATATGGTTGAGAGAGAGAATATTATAGAAGCTACAAAGAATGGCGAATCTAATTCCGATGAAGTTAAATCAGAAAGAAAAGGCTTTGGAGGGAAATCAAAAGAAGATAAAGAAGAAACTTCTACTGCTACTAAAACAAAAAGAAACAATAGATGGTAAAATAAACAAATAATTAATCAAATGAGAAGACTTAAAAAAATACAAAAGATAAAATATTAATGAGATTGGTAAATAAATAAAAAAATAATAAATAAGAAAAGAGGAATTTATAAATGGGATTTAATTTTGGAAATGTAATGAAGAAAAGTTTTAAGGGACAAGTAAAAGTAACAACTGTAACACCAGATTTAAGAGGAAAGATAATCATAACTTATGGTGGAAATTCAACTGGTAAAACTTCTGTATTGTCACAATTCCCTAATTCGGCTATCATAGCTTGTAATGGTGGAACTAATGCAATAAATAATGCTCTAGTATTAGAAGTAACGAATTGGGCAGATATTAAAAACTACATAAAGACTTTCTTGAGTAACAAAGAAATGTTATCAGCCTTAAAAGAAGGAGAAACAATCGTAATAGGGATAGACGAAATGGAATATATGGGTAATTATCTTTATAAGAGTTTAAAAGCAAAATATGAAAAAGATGATAAAATGACAGCAAAACAAAAGAAATATGCCATAGCACAAGATTACTCAAAAGAAATTTGGGAGATTAGCAGACAAATAAAAGATACCGCTTTTACTATTATAATGACTGGTCATGCCTCAATGGATAACCTACGAACAAAAAAAATTGATATAGCAGGAGAAGTCGATGTTATTAAACCTTTTAAGGATATAGCAGATGTTGTTCTTTATTTAGAATCCAACGGAACAGACAAAGAAGGTAATGTAATTCCTTCAACAGCCTACACAAGAGAAACAAAAGATTTTTTTGCTAGGTCGAAATTTACAGAACTTCCAGAACGCATAGAAGAATATACAGCAGAAAACTTTACCAATGTTTTAATTGAAGCCATTGAAAAACAAAACAAAAAGGATGGCGTAGAAAATATAGGTTTCTTCGAAAGAGAAGAACAAGAGGGTTATAACAGAAAAGAGGAAAACTTTGAAGATGTTATAGAAGAGATTAAAGATATGGTAGATAAAATAGAGGATATTGATGAAAAGAATGACAATGAAGAATGTGGTACGTTCTTTGACGAAACGGTAGAAAAGTATTTACAGGG